TCTAGTGATATGGAATCTAGGTTATCCATTTAAATAATATGAATGATATAAAACAAGGTGGTAGTAGTACACCACAAAAACCAAAAGGACACGTAGATTTTAAATCTGCGTTTTATTTTCAAACACCTGTATGGATTGCAGAAGCACCAATGTTTTTGAAAAGTGCAATTAAACTAACAGATAAGTATTTAAAAAAAGGTGAGAAATTATTAAAAGATAAATTAAAAAATGATTCTAAATGGAAAAAAGAAATAGGAGATTTTGGTTTATCTAATCATAGTGAAAGTTTTTCACAAGACCCCAAAGCAAAAGATCTAGTTGAATTCATTGGTCAACGATCCTATGAGTTTTTAGATTGGCAAGGTTTTGATTTAAGAAATCACAGCTTACACTTTACAGAATTTTGGGTACAAGAATTTAGTAAGAGAGGTGGTGGTCATCACTCTACACATCAACATTGGAATCAACACGTATCAGGATTTTATTTTTTAAAGTGTAGTGAAAAAACATCTTATCCTATCTTTCACGAACCAAGACCTGGTGCAGAGATGACAAAGTTACCTTTAAAAGATCAATCACAAATTACAATGGGTACAAATCAAGTGCATTACAAACCTAATCCAGGAACAATGATTATATTTCCAGGTTATGTTCCACACGAGTTTGCAGTTGATGCAGGATTAGATCCATTTAGATTTATACATTGGAATATAAAAGTTGTTGAAACAGCAATATCAAAAGAAAAGAGTATTAAATGAGCTTTAAAAAAAATAAATATATAGTTATCAAAGAAGCTGTACCAAAAGAGATAGCAGAGTTTTGTTACAATTACTTTTTACTTAAAAGAACTGTTGCAAGAACTTTATTTGATCAAAGGTATATCTCTCAATTTACAGAGGAATGGGGAACGTGGTCAGATCAACAAGTTCCAAATACATATTCTCATTATGCAGATATAGCTATGGAAACTTTATTGATGAGAACTTTACCTATTATGGAAAAGAAAACAGGACTTAAATTAAATCCAACTTATTCTTATGCAAGAATATATAAACCAGGTGATATCTTACATAGACACAAAGATAGATTTAGTTGTGAAATATCTACAACTTTAAATCTTGGTGGTGATCCTTGGCCAATACATTTAGAACCAAAGAAAAATGTAGGTATACCAAATGGTAAAAAAATAACTACAACCAGTAATAACAAAGGTATTTTAGTTAATCTAAAACCTGGCGATATGTTAGTTTACAGAGGTATGGAATTAGAGCATTGGAGAGAAGAATTTCAAGGCGATAACTGTGCTCAAGTGTTTTTACATTATAACGACCAAAAATCCAAAGATGCTGTTAAAAATGTAAATGATCGAAGACCTCATTTAGGACTTCCAAGTTGGTTCAAAAAGTAATATAATCCTTAGATGGGGGCAGTGACTCCACCACATACCTCACTGTCTCCTTTTAAGGATTATTTATGAGTTTAGGATTTGACGCAATATCAGCATTACCTTTCGCAACAGCTCAAACAGCTGGTGACGTACAAATAAGTGTAGTTAGAAATCAATTAGATATTAATATTGGTAACTTTGCTATTACAGCAGATGCAATCTCTGAAGTACCAGATCCAAATAGATTAACATTAGGCCTTGGAACATTAACAATTACAGCAGATTCTAATTTTACTGCTACAGGTAGTCAGGTTACATTAACCACGGGCACAGCAGTAGCAAGCACAAGTGTAGATATTACGCCTTCTGTAAATCAATTGACCTTAACTACGGGAAGTGTTACAATAACTGCTGACGCAAATATAGACCCTACAGCAGTTGATTTAACTCTAGCTACAGGCGAAGTTGCGGCAATAACATGGAGTGAAATAGTTCCAGGCGTAGACATGGTTTGGACACGAATAGACACAAATTAATATGGCATCAACTTATTCATCAGACTTAAAACTAGAAATTATAACAACAGGTGAGAAAGCCGGACAATGGGGTGGAATCACTAATACAAATTTACAAATCTTAGAACAAGGATCATCAGGTGCTTTAGATGTAGATATGGCAGGAGCTAGTGTTACATTAGATTTAACAGATGGTGCTGCATCAAATGGTAAAAACGCTTATTTAAGATTATTCGGAACCTTATCTGCTGATAGAACTTTAACAATGCCGAGTGGTTCAGGTGTAACTAGAGTTTGGATTATTAAAGATGATACTGTTAGAGGAACATCAAACAGAACTTTAAGTGTATTGACAGCTAGTGGAACCGCACAACCAATACCTCCAGGATCAACTGTTCTTTGTAAATCTAATGGTACAGAAACAGTTACATCTATCATTGAAAAAGGTTATGCAACAATAACTGATTCTAATAGTCCTTATACATCAGTTGCAGGGGCACAAATTTTTGCTAACACAACAGCCAACCCAATAGTAATAAATTTACCAGCATCTCCAACTGTTGGAGATGAAGTTAGTGTTTTAGATACAAGAGGTACTTTTTCTTCAAATAATTGTACTATTGGTAGAAATGGTCAACCTATTAACTCATCAACTTCTGATTTAACTTTAAGCACAGCTGGTCAGTCAGTTTCATTGGTGTATGTCGATGCGACGAGGGGTTGGGCGTTTAAAACTAATACAGCATAGGGGCTACATTAATGGCTCTCATTGATTTTAAATTTAAATCCGGAATCGATAAACAAGATACTTCTGTTGGTGCAGAAAACAGATGGGTAGATTCTGATAATGTTCGTTTTAGATATAATCTTCCTGAAAAAGTTGGGGGATGGTCTTCGCTACTTCCTGATACAATTGTAGGTGTTGCTAGAAAACAACACGCATTTGTTGACCTTGATGGTAATAGATATGTAGCAATAGGCACAGATAAATTTTTACTTATTTACTTTGAAGGTGCTTTGTATGACATCACACCTTTTAGAAGTAATAACGCAGGAGCTCAAACAACTTTTACAGGTTCAACTATAATCACAAGTACAACTAGAGGAACGGCTGTTACTATTACAACATCAACAAACCATGGATTAGAAGTAGGAGATATTATTGAATTAGATTCAGTGACAATGCCAACAGGTTCTAGTATAGCTGCTTCAACTTTTGAAGATAAACTTTGCCAAGTTATAACAGTTCCAACGTCTACAACTTTTACAATTACATCGCCATCAGCAGAAGCTAATGGTGGTGGTTCAGATTTAACTTCAGGAAGTTCTTGTATAGTTGAACCTTATCAAACCGTTGGTCCTGCCGCACAGTCATATGGATATGGTTTTGGTATTGGTAACTATGGTGGAAATGTTACAGGATCACAAAGCACAGAATTAGATGGAGCATTACTAGCAGACACCGCAGGTACAGGTGGATCGGGTACAGCAGTGACTGTAGATGCTACAGCAGGATTTGCATCAGCAGGAACGATAGCCGTTGGCACAGTTCCAAATGCTGAATTAATTACTTATGCTTCAACTAACTCTACAAATTTTTTAACTATCGGTAGAGGTGCATCAGGAACAGCAACACCTGGTACATCAAATGGTCAAGCTCATTCTACTAATGCAACAGTTCAAGACGCAACATTATGGGCTGGTTTTGGAAGTGCAGTATCTGCATCAACCATTACCCTAGAACCAGGGCTATGGTCATTGAGTAACTTTGGTCAAGTATTAGTTGCAACTATAGCGAATGGTGAAACGTTTACTTGGGACTCTTCTATTGCAGCTAACTTTACAACAAGAGCCTCTAAAACAACCACTAATTTTTCTACAGCTATCAGTGGAACTTTAGGTAATCCTACAGCAACAAGATCAACTTTAATTTCACCAACAACAAGACACTTAATTCACTTTGGAACAGAAACAACAATTGGAGATCCAACAACTCAAGACGATATGTTTATTAGATTCTCCGATCAAGAGTCTATTAATGATTACACACCCACAGCAATTAACTCTGCGGGTACACAGCGACTACAGGATGGCACTAAAATTGTAGGTGCATTAGTTGCAAAAGAAAATATTTTAGTTTGGACTGACAACGCACTCTATACTATGAAGTTTGTTGGAGCTCCTTTTACATTTGGCTTTGATCAAGTAGGTACTAACTGTGGATTAATAGGACAGAATGCTGCCGTTGAAATTGATGGTGTTGCTTATTGGATAAGTAACAATGGTTTCTTTGCTTTTGATGGTACAGTTAAAACTTTGTTATCTTCTGTAGAAGATTATGTATACGATGATTTTGATACAACAAAAGGTCAACAAGTTTGTGCAGGAATTAACAATCTATTCTCAGAGGTAGTTTGGTGGTATCCAACATCAGGTTCTACTTATAATAACAGATATGTTGTTTATAATTACGGTGAGTCCAATCCACAAAATGGTTTAATATGGTACACAGGAAATGAACCAAGGACTACTTGGGTTGATTCTATTGTATATCCAAAACCTTTTGCAACTAAATTTGATAGTTCAAGCACAGGTACTTTCCCTAGTATCATAGGAGAAACAGGGTTAGGCCAAACAACCTATTTTGAACACGAAGTAGGAACTGATCAAATTAATCCTAATGGAACAACTACAACAATTGAGTCTAATATAAAGTCTTATGATTTTGATTTAGATGTTAAAGGTAATGGAGAGTTCTTCCTAGCTATGAGAAGAATATTACCTAACTTTAAAGTTTTAACAGGAAACGCTGTGGTTACTGTGGGTATTAAAAATTTTCCTGCTCAATCAGATACCACTAGCACTTATAGTCCTTTTACGATAACATCGTCTACAGAGAAGATTGATACAAGAGCACGTGGTCGATTTGCAAATATTAAAATTTCTAACACAGGGTCTTCAGAAAGCTGGAGATTTGGAACAGTTAGAATTGATTTACAACCTGATGGGAGAAGATAATGGTAAAACCTAACGTTGATTTCATGCAAAATTATAGGCCGACTCCAAATCGAGTTTTTGATTTATATAACTATTATCAAGGTGTAGGTCCTACAACAGGAACACCAACTACTACAACTGCTAATGTTCCAGGATACAAACCTTTTGCTCCAAGCGGTGGAGGTGGAGGAGGTGGAGGTGGTATTACTAATATCAATCCAGGTGGTTTTAAACAAACAGATAATTTATTTTTTGACAGACCTGATTATGAATATGATGCAGCTTTTCCTAATGCAGGTAGAACTAAAAGTATGTTAGGTAGAGCTACAGATTTTGGAGTTAAAGCATTATCTTCTAGTATGTTATCACAAGGTGGGGCACAATTAGGGTTTGGTCTTTTAGGTCCCCTTGGTGCTTTAGGAGGTGCAATAGGTGGAGGTATTTTAGGGTTCGGGGCTCGAGGACCTACCGATGCTCAAAGAGTTGTAGGAAACTTTTATGGTAATCAAGGTAATCAACCAGGTTTTTATGTAGATCCAGTAACAGGAGAACTTGTAGCAAGTTCAATGCGAGGATATAATATATCTTCTGCATTTGGTAAAGGTATTCCAGCTGCTATAGATAAACGATTAGCTAGGATTGCTAGGACAATAACAAAGAAAAAAGGTAACGTAACTAAAGGGTTATTAGAGTTACAAGCAAAATTAAAAGCAGAAAAAGAGGCTCTTGAAGCAGAACAACAAAGACAAGCTGACAATATGCAAGATAGCAACAGGGCTATGGGCAGAGGTGGTTATCAATCTACTTATGCTCAAGATACCGACTTTATGGAAGGCGATCCAAATGCAGGTGGTAAAGGAACAACAGCTACAATGGGATCAACATAATGACAAAGATAATAGTAAGATTACCAGAACCCAAAGAACAATATGAAGTTGATAACCAAAGACAAATCAACAGAGCACTTCGAGCAATCGTTGAACAATTAAACTCTACTTTTTTACAGTCTCAAAAGGAGGAAACAGAAAGATTTACTTTCTTTTCAAATTAATGGCTAATGTATATAAGAATATTCAAGCAGTGGTTAACGCATCAGGAAGTGACGTTAGTATGTACACTTCACCTGACGCTACAACTAGTATTATTAAAACAATTAAATTGTTTAACACACACGGGAGTGCACTAGATGTTACAAGTAAAGTTTTTGATGCCTCAAGTTCTACTGATTTTGAATATGAAGTATCAAATGTTCTTGCAAGTAATGGAGTTGATTTACTCACATTTAACAACATCCTTATACTTGAAGCAGGAGATATATTAAAAATGCAAACAACACAGACTAATGTAATAAAGATGACCGCTTCTGTATTACAAATTAGTCGATCATAGGAGGAAAATGCCGTTCATAGAACAAGAAGCTAAAGAAGAAATTAAGGTAATAGAGGGTAAAAAAACTAAAGTTATTACCCCTGAAGTAGAGATTACTTTGACTAATACTCAAACAGGACAAGAGTATATGTCAGATGCTGAGGCAGATGCTGATGTAAATGACTCGAATACTGACACTCAACGAGAGCATATAAGAAGAGATGTGCATGTAAAGGTCGCTCAAATTAACGTTGGTGCTCAATCGAAGGAGTTGTAAAACGATTAAAAATAGGATATTTTAAAATATTATGGCAATTTCAAGAATGCAAGAACCAAGACAATTATATGGACTAGGAAGTTTCGTAAAGAAGATTACTAGACCAATCAAAAAAGTTATTAAGTCACCAATAGGTAAAGCTGCTTTGTTAGCAGGTGGTGCTTATTTAGCTGGAGGAGCACTCGGAGGTGGAGGTGGCCTTGGTAATTTTAGAATGTTAGGTTCAAAATTTGGTTCTTTGTTTGGAGGTAAAGCATTATCCCCTAACGCTATGGGTGGTAAAGCTCCAGGATTGGGTAATTTTTTATCTAGAGCTTTTGGAGGTGCTAAAAGTGCTTTAGGTGGCCTTGGCACAAAAGGTATATTAGGTATTGGAGCAGGAGCAGGTTTGCTAGGTGGCTTGTTTTCTAAACAGCCTGAAGAAACAGAAGAAGAATATCAAGCTAGAATAGAACAGTTAGGACCATACCTAAAACAATACTACAGTAATGTTGGTGATACATTTGGTGATCAAGCTGTTAGTCCACAAGAAGTAGAAGACTTTGTTACATCACAAAGCATCGAGTACCAGGGAGCAAAAGATGGTGGTATTATAGGTAAAAAGAAAAAAGAAAAAGATAAATCTATTAAAGAAAAAATTTTACCTAAAAAGAAAAAAGATAGATTAGAAGAATTAAGAAAAGAATTAAACATGCAAGAAGGTGGTATCATAATGGCTGACGTTGATGAAATGGAAGTTGGACCGAGAGGTAAAGAAGAAGTTATGGAAGAGTCTATGATGGAAGATGTAAGACCTTCAGGATTAGAAAAAGTTGCATCAACATTAGTAGATATCGCAACTACATTATATAAAGTAGCAACTCCAATGGGTATGAGTTATAAAATGGCTAGAGCAATGTATGACAGATTACCTGATATATCTAAACAAGCTGTTGATGATATGGGTAAAGAAATGCAAGGTGGAGACGATGAGGAGATGAGTGAAACATTAATAATGGTTGAAGGTAAAAAAGATGGTGGTATAATGAACTTAGGTGGCAAAGAAATGGATTTACGAAGTGGTGGCTTTGTGCCTTTAGGTAAAAAAGAACGGGCTGATGACGTACCCGCAAGATTAAGTAAGAACGAATTTGTATTTACAGCTGATGCCGTAAGAGCTGCAGGTGGTGGAAGTGTTAAAAAAGGTGCACAAAAAATGTACGACACAATGAAAAATTTAGAAAATAGGATTAGATAATGGCTGAAATTACACAAACACGACAATTACCAGCACCGTTTATAGAAGCGCTTGGTAAAACATATGCAGATCAATTAACAAAACAAGTTGGTAAACCCATAGATACATCTAAGTTTGCACCGCAAGTTGCAGGACAAGATGCATTACAAACACAAGCAGAAACATTAGCTTCATCAGGAGTTGGTTCTTATCAACCTTTTTTAACATCAGCTCAACAAGCATTAACAACAGCAGGTGGATTAACAGGTTCACAAGCTTACAAACAATTTATGTCGCCGTATCAACAAGATGTTATTGATTCAACGCTACAAGATTTTGATAGACAAGCAGCGATGCAAAGACAAAACATTGGACAAAGAGCATACCAATCAGGTGCGTTTGGTGGTGGTAGACAAGGTGTTGCTGAAGCAGAGTACGATGCAGCAAGCGACAGGAACCGGTCTTCAATTCTTTCAGGTTTATTACAAACAGGTTTTGGTCAAGCGCAATCAGCAGCTGATAGAGCATTTACCCAACAAGGTTCACTAGCATCAGCACAACAAGGCCTTGGACAATTTTTACCATCAGCACAAAGAGCAGATATACAAACGCTAGGTGCAGTGGGTGGTATACAACAATCACAAGCACAAGCAGCGTTAGACGCACAGAGAGAAGCGGCTCAAACTGCAGCCTATGAACCTTTTCAAAGATTAAATGTATTTGGTCAAGGTGTAACAGGATTGATGGGTGGTATGCAAAGTTTTGGTGATGTTATTAAAACACAGCCTAGTCCTAGTCCATTACAAAGTGCATTAGGAATTGGAACTAGCGTAGCAGGAATCTTAGGAGCATTAAGGTAATGACAAGAAGAATTTTAAAAAGACCTATGTTTCGTAGAGGAGGCATGGCGAATCAAGGAATTATGTCGGGTCTAGAAGATAGATCAGCTTATCAAGAAGGTGGTGGAGTAGATGTACAAGCAAGAGCTGAAATAGAGAAAGAATTATATCCACCAACTTTACTAGGAGACACTAGTAGAACACTTGGAAATATTAACGATTTTATGTTTAACTATGGTGCAAGACCATTAGGTAATTTAGCTAATTATGTTTTTGGAACAGGAGAAGGTATTAATACTATTAAACCTGTAGACAGCAAAGAGGATATGATAGACTTTGTTATGGAAAAAAGAGGGCTTACTGAAGAAAATCCAGATGCTACTCCTGCTCCTGCCCCTGATGCTGTTACTGGTGAAGGAAAAAAAGGTGAAGTAGAAGGAGACGAGGGCACGGGTGGTAAAGGAACTGAGTTATCTGAGTCTGATCTTAAAACTGTTTATGCTGATTTACTTCCAATGTTTCAAGAAACATTGGGTGTAGATGGTGAAGATTTTAAAAAAGATGCATATCTACAATTAGCTAGATTTGGAACTAACCTTATGGCACAACCTGGTGGATCATTAACATCTGCAATTGGTAAAGCGGCTGAGAAACCTTTAGAAGGTGTTGGAGAAATTATTAGTGCTAAACGAGCTGCTGAAAGAAGACCAAAAGAACTTGCATTACAAGCAGCACTTAGAGAAACTGATCCGGGCACAATAGGTAAAAGTGTTAGAGATCTTATGAAACTTGGTTACACAAAAGACGCGGCTATTAAAGCAGTCGTTGAAAGAGGTGGCGGAGAAGCAACGCTAGCTGCAGTTAGGGCTAGAGTAATTGATGGAGATGCCGATGCTTTATTAGATATAACTGACGATAAAACTGCTTCTAGAAGAATTGCAAAACAAATGTACAAATATGGAATTGATTTTGCAGATATCGAAGGAAAATTACCTGATAAAGTAGAAGAGTATAGAGAGGGTGCATACTACGTTGACGACGGTAAATTAAAAAGACACAGTAAAGGTAAACTATATTCTGTGGGTGAAAAAGGTTTTTTAGTAGAACAAACAGATATATAAGGAGCCTAGATGCCTGAAAATATATCAGATCTATACAACCAAGAAGGAAACAAAAGATCACCAGGTGATGATGTAGGTTTTTTTGAATCTGCATTAGCGGGTGTAGCAACAGGTCTTTGGAATATCCCTAAAAAAGTTTTTTCATTTGGTGCAGAAATGTACGATTTAATTGGTGATACTAATACAGCAAAAGAAGTAGAGGATTGGTTTGATGATGTTAATCCATTTGATGACGAAGCTGAAGCAAGAACTGTTGGAAAAATTACAACAGCAGTAACACAAGTATTACCGATGGCTTATTTTGGAGCAACTCGAGGTATTCTAATGGCAGACAGAATTAGGAAAATGGCTCAAACAGCAATTGCTGCTAAAAAAAGTAATCGAATTATGAATCTTTCTCGTATCGGTGAAAAAATATTAGGCACTGAAAAGTTAACAAGAAAAGGTACATTAGTTGGTGGTATTGTAGGTGGTGGTGTCGGTGAGGCACTTGTAGCTGATCCTGATATAGGTACGTTTGCTGACATGGCTAGAGGCACATCGTTAGAACCACTTGCGGTTACAATGATGGATAGAGATACATCGTTAGAGGGTAGAGCAGATGCATATAGAAGATTAAAAAATAGATTAAAATTTGGAACAGAGGGTGCATTATTTAGTCTTGCATTAGTGGGCGCAGGATCAGGAATCAAGAAACTTAGAACACCTTCAACCTATGGTGTTCAAGAATATGCAGAAACTTCATTAGGAAGATTTTTACAAAGATTTGGAATCACGGGATTAAAACCTGAAAGCACGGGTACAAAACAAATACTCGAGTCTAGACAATATGGTATTGGTAATATTAGATCAGTAGAGTTTCAGGCTGGTCGTGCTGTACAAGAATTTGATAAAGCTAAAAATGAATTAGGTGATGTTTTAAAAAGAGTTTATAATTTAGATGATAGTGCATTATCAGCTAAAAAATTAAATGATGAACTTGTAGATATTATAGCGCCTGCGATTGAAACAACTACGAAAGGTGGTAAAACTGTTCCCTTTACTAAGTCTCTTTTAAAATCACAATCAAAAGCAAAAGGCATCGGACAAATAGAAGATGTAGTTAAATTTAGACAGATTACTGATGAGGTTAGAGAATTAAGTGGAAAACAATTTGAACTAGCTGAACTTAACAGAACAAACAAAATACCTCTTTCTGAATTTATGGAAAAGTCTAGTAAAATTAGAGAAAAACTTTATGAATTAAACAAAGACTTTACAAAACTTACTGAACGAGTTCCTAATGTTGCAAAGCTTTCAAAACAGATAGATAGAAAAGGTTTATTTGAAATAGAAGATTATCGAGCATCACCTGAATTTAAAAATCTTTTAGAACGAATTAGAAAAAATGGTGGGGATCCAAATAAATTAAAAGACTCCGTTCTTAATATGAGAAGATCTATTGATAATATGTCAGCTAGATTATTACAAGGAACGATGCCTGATGATATTGCTAAAAATATTAAGGGTCAGTTGGGTTCTTATACAACTACAATGTATGAACAATTTGAAAAACAAAATCCTTTATTAAAATATAAACCTACGGCAGATCAAATAAATAGATCAAAAGATATATTAAGAGCAGATAAAGTAGCTTCAAAAGCAAAAGAAACAGGAATTAATCCAGAAAATTTTACTACTGCTATGAGAACCGAAATAAATAAATCTGTCGATGATGAAGTAGAATATTTTTTAAGAAAAAAAACTGTCGATGAAATAGATCCACCCCCAACTAAAGAACAGGTGGGTGATGTTATTAATAAAGCAGATAAACGTCAAATAGATAATGTTACTGTTCAAGATAAAATACTTACACAAAAAGTTTTGAAACCTTGGCAAAGAGAAATAGCAGGTGTTATTAAAGACCCATCATATACTTTTTTAAATACTGTTAGTAAGCAAGCACATTTAAATTACACTTTAAAATATATGGATGATGTAATGCGCTTTGGTACAGAAGATGGACCAGGTAAATTTATATTTAATGCTGATGAGTTGAGTCCATTGGATATAAATAATCCTTTAAAATTTAAAAAAATAGAACAAAGCGGACAGATAAATGGGTTATCAAAACTTGAAGGTATGTATATGAGAGCCCCAATATACGACGCTGTGTTTGATACAACAAGTAACTGGTTAAATAGAGGTGGTGTAGGTACATTTTATAAGTATGCAGTGTTAGCACCAAAAGCCGTTTCACAGATTGCAAAAACAATTTTATCTCCATTAACACATGCTAGAAACTTTATTAGTGCAAGTGCATTTGTAGCTGCGAATGGTGCTGCTTTTCCAAACTATGGCGATATATCAATGTTAATGCCTAAAGCTTTAGGGGGTGAGGGTGTGTTAGGTCAAGCTTATGGATTAACAGGTAGAAGAGTTTTAGGAACAATGACTAAGGCAGACGATGCTTTGTATGAAAGATTATTGAGAGTTGGTGTTGTAGATTCATCTGTGCAAATAGGTGAGTTTAAAAGAATTGTAAAAGATGTAATTAATAATCCAGGTCAAGCAGAAGCTAGAGCCTATACAGAGTTATTAAATAATAATAAAGGTTTAAAAACATATCAAGGTTTATCCGATCAAGCAAAACGTGGTGCAGCTAAAGCCTTTGGTAAGTTACAGGATGCGTATGTGGCTGAGGATGATTTCTTTAAATATGTAAACTTTAGTTTAGAGAGAAATAGATTTTCACAAGTATTAAAGGAAATGGATGTTAACGAAAGTAATTTTAAACAAGTTTTAAAAAGTGGCACAACAGCAGGTAGATTTTTAAATAAACTAGCACAAAGAAAACAATATTTTGAAGGAGCTATAAATAGCCAACAAGGTTTTTCAAATTTTCTCGATGAAATAGCAGGAAGTTTAACTAGAAATAATGTGCCAAACTATGGTTATGTGGGTAGAACGGCGAGAATGTTACGACAATCTCCATTTGGAAATTTTATTGCATTCCCATTAGAAATTATGAGAACAGGTAATAATATTTATACATCAGCTATTGATGAAATTACAGCGGGTATTGGTAAAGGCACATTAGATAATCCTGAAATACCAGGACTTATGAAACTAGGGTTAAAAAGATTATTTAGTTTTGGAATGACAGTTGGTGGCGTGCCATATTCACTAGTTCAAACTGGTAAAGCATTGCACAATGTAACTGATGAAGAGATGGAATCATTAAAAAGAATGGTTCCTGAGTGGTCTAAAAATTCTACATTAATACCTGTGGGTCGAGATGAGAATGGATATTTAAAATATACCGATTTTAGTTATAACAATGCATACGACACTTTAATAAGACCGTTTCAAGCTGTAGTAAACGCACTTAATACAAGTGGTGGTGACAAAGATTCTTTGATGAAGGCTCTTGGAACAGGAATGACAGATGCATTAGCCGAAGTTATGAAACCATATGCAACAGAATCCATTTATACTGAGGCAGTCTTAGACTCAGTGATAAGAGGAGGAGTGGGTAGAAATGGTAGAAGAGTATGGAGTGAAGCTGATGACATTGGAGTTCGAATGTTGAAAGGCACTTTGCACATAGCTAAATCTTTTGAACCTGGTTCTTATAGACAATTAGTAAGAATAGGCGATGCAGTTAGAGGAAAAGCAGATAAAAAATATGGAGAAACATTTAGTCCTTTTGATGAACTTCCTGGTTTAGTCGGACTAAGAGTTCAATCTTCTAATCCTGAAAGAGCTATAAAATATATGACCACAAGTTTTGGTAAGAATTTAAAAAGAGCAGATAACTTATTTATATCACCTTTATTAAAAGGTGGACGTGTAACACCAAAACAAATTGTAGATCAATATAAGTATTCAGAACAAAGAAGATTTGCTTTTATGAGAGAGATGCATAAAGACATTGAAGCGGCAAGAGCTCTTGGTATGAGCGATGGAAAAATAAGAAAAGAATTAGAAAAAAGAAAAGGTTTACCTAAAGATTCAATACGAGAAGTTATGGCAGGGATATATAAACCTAAAAGACCAAGTGAATTTTTTCAAGATAGGATGAGAAAAATAAACAACGAACTAAATGAAAAAGAAGGTGTTGATATTGAAAACCCGTATTCAATAGCTCGAGGATTTATTGGAGATATAATTAGGGACAACTCAGGGATAGATGTACTATCAGATGAATTAGTGTTTCAAGATTTTGATATACCATCTCCACCTGGAATTATGGATTCAATAACACAAGCTTTTAATACTCAAGCTGTTCAAGGCGGTGCACCCAATGCAAGTATTGTAGGCAACACGACCCAGGCATCAGGGACCATGAAACCTTACAATCAAATGACAGTGGCAGAAAAAATAGAATACGATAACGCAATGAGAGGAATATAATGGCGATAGAACCTAAAAACACAAGAGAACACATTTTATCTTTGTATGGACACATATCAGGTGTCAAGAAAAATTTAAAACATGTACACGAAGACGTAGAAAAGTTGGGCGGTAAGATAGATCAAATCTATT